AAACTAGCAAGGTTACGGGTTGCAACCCTGTCATGGTATGGGACTTGTAAGTCCGAGACTACGACTATTCGCTTAATCGTCATCCTCATCTTCATAATCGCCATACTTCTCAGGCTCTATCGGATCTGGCAAGATCCAATGAGGGTAAGCCTGTGGCTCTGTGATCATAAACATCGCAATATCTTCCTTGAACCCTGCTCTTTTAAGCGAGCAGAAGTACTCATAGAGTCCAATGCAGTAAGCATCGAGCTTTGAGTAGCCTTGCTCCTCTAGAGCCTTGGTTGCTTTTCTTGCCATAGCACAATGCTACCTGTCAAGCAAGATGTTATAGATCTCATCGACTCGCGTGTTGAGTCTTTTGATCTCAGACAAAAGATGGGTAATGACATAGCCTGACAAACCACCAAGGATAGTAATCGTTGCTATGTAGAGGGTGAAGAAATCTGACTGTGTCACTTTTTAGGGCTCGCGTATCCGAAGATGCCAGCAAGCACAGCCCACAGGATTGCTCTGTAATCTGCATCAAAGTTAGTTGCAGACCAAGCAGCAAGGAAGGCTCCAGCAGCTAGATAGATAGGGTGCTTCATGTTCTTCATTATTCTCCGCCTAACATAGATACCTGATAAAAAGACCCATCATTGTCAGCTTCTTTCTTAAAGCTGAAATGAGCGTGTTTCGTGTGTTTGTTAGCCCCTGTGTACTTTCTTTTGATAAATCTAAACTTTGATGAGTAGATGAACCCATCGTAAATGATGTAAGAAATGCGATTCTCTCTCTTGGATCTACCAGCTTGTCGAAGTTGATCAACAAGATCGCCCATGATGTCTGGCTCTGATCCTTGAAATAACCCACGCGATACATCGATGGCGCGTACCCAGCCTTGATCATCTGGACAATGATCAGACTTGCCAGCACGCATGTGCCTTGCATCCGCGATCCATCCGTCTGATAGGCGAGACCTATCTGGGAACGAGTCATCTATCTGTTCTCTGAGTTGAACAGCAGCCTTAGAGAGCTTTACTTTCATCCAAGTAACAAAGCCGCTTCTTCTGCTGTAATGCCTAAACGCTCCAAGAGTGCAGCCTTGTCAGCAGCCTTAGCCGCTTTGTCTGCATCCTCTGCTGCCTTAGCCTCAGCAGCAGCGATGGCATCTGCTTCACGCTGTGCTATTTCCTCTTGAGTCAATTCGATCTCTGAGACTTCCCCAGTAGAACAATCAACTACGATCTTTGTGTCTGCCATGTTGTCTCCTTATGATGATTTGATGCCGTATAGGGTAGCTGTTGAGTATTGGACAAAACTAGCACTGTAACCGCTGATTATTTCAATAGTTGATATAGCCGCAGTCCCAGTCCAAGAGTACGCAGACATATTCATCCAAGCACCAGTAGCGTTATTTTCTGATGCTGAATCAACAGAGAAACTTTTAGCATTAGAACTTGTATAGTTTGGAGCGTATAAGGTTGTAGAACCAAAGGTATTGGCAGTTGCAGTCGCTCCTGAAATCCAACCATTTTCTATGATGTAGGTTGAGCCACTAAAACTACCAGTAGCACTACCAGTACCATAAAGGTTCACAATTTTATAATTTGCAGCAGTTGTATCTGAATTAAACTTGAAAGATACAGCATCAACAATACTGGCTCTAGTACCTCTGGCGCTTATTTCAATACATAAATCTGTGTAAGTGCTTGGGATACTGCTAAAAGTCATACTTGCAGCCCCACCACTTCCAACAGTTACCGATGCGATCTTGACGAATGTATCAGGCACTTTTCACCCCATATAATGTAAATGTAGAGCCAATTGCCCAAGTCTGACTTCCGGGATTAACTCGGATTTGATTGATGGCAGAAGTCGAACGCCACAAGTTTGCCCAAGCCGATACCGATTGACCTGATGAAAAATCTGCTCCATTACCACGAGCAAGCATTGTCTTGAATGTTGTGGTGTTTGAGTAATTCATAAAATGTAAAGTCATTACTGAGAAATTAGTTGTAGAAGCTGCTCCTGTGTACATCTGAGTGTTATTACTGGCTCTACCCGATGCAGCTGTTGTTCCCGAACCACCCAACCAAGTCCAAGAATAATTGCTTGCAGTATCGTAGGAACCATTACCTACTTGAGCATTGGTATTTACTGTGCCTGTTCCAGAATCTTTACAAAATTGCACCAAAATTAAATCTGTGTAAGTTTGAGGGATTGAAGTAAAATTGACATACTGAGTGGCACTACCCAAGGTTGCTGTAGCGATTGGTGTGTATGTTGATGCCATGATTACCCCTTAATTCCGTATAGGGCGAAGGATGAGTACTCTGCAAAATTGAACCCAGCACCAATTACTAACCTAATTGATGAAACAGCAGCGGTATTGCGCCACGCGCCAGAAGCAATCCAGACGGTGCCTGAACCATTCATATCCAAACCTGACAAAGATCTAACTGTCTTGTTTTTATTAGTATTGGCATAATCTAAAATGTCCACAACAGTAGGGGCAAAACTTGTGCTGGTTTGACTTAAGATGTCTGTGTAAATGTAAGTTGAACTTACCTCTGCGCCAGCACTTGCACTTGCTCCATTACCTAAAAGATAATGGGTTGAGTAATTAGCAGTTGTATCACTATTAAAAGTTAAAATAGTGTTACTAGATAAACTTGAATTACGAGCGATGTACCTAATTTGCAAATGCGTATATGTAGATGGGATACTGCTAAAAGTAACGGATGATGCACCACCTGATCCAACAGTTACAGTAGCGATTGACTCGTAAGAGTTAGCCGCTGCCGCTGCACCACCGCTAGAGGCGATGATCCCAATGAGAGAGTTGAGCACTATGCAATCCCACCGACCACAGTCCATGAGTTAGCAGCAAGCTTAATAGCAGCAGCAGACTTATAGCGAGCCAATACTGGCACTGCTGAGACTGCTCCAGCAGATGTCACTGTAGTTGTGCCAGATGTTACAGCTTGAATAGTTGTAATACCTGCACCCTTCTGATAGACCACTAGGGTTGTACCAATTGGGAAGTTATAGGTTGCATCTGTAGGGATGCTGAACACATTAGCTGCTGCGTTGTCCATTGTGACAATAGCGTTAAGACCATCTGCCTTGACAGCTGTATAAGTAAGACCAGTCTGTGCATTGACTGTGAGACCAGCAAAGGATGCATCAACCGAGTCACCTAGTGTCTCGATGGCAGTTGCACCATTCTTGACTAGGTCTGAAGATGTGGGAACAGTCCAACCGAAGTTAGGGGTAGTAGTTGCCATTAGGTTAAAGCTCCTGTCGCATTTGTCCAAGTTAGTATAGCATTTACGCCAGCCCAATCTAAGGTGGCTGGTAATACTGTTTCCCACTGTGTCGTTGATAGTGAGAAGTCTGTTGCTGAGATGTAGAGGGTAATGTCCACAAAGGTAGGTGTGGCTCTTAAGGCTATGTTCTCCACAAAGCCATCGAATGAACCACCCAATAAGTTGCTCGGTAGATTAGTAATTAAGACAGGCTCACCAAAGAAGATCCCGATAAGGTCATCACGCATGAAGTCGCTCATGTCTGGATTGTCAAGTCTGAAGGTGATCGCTCCCAATGAACTAAAAGGTGCTTTACGGAGATTAAGCTCTCTAGAGCCGATGTCAGTGATGTCAGTAAGATTCTTGATGTTAGACTCAAAGGAGCGCTCATAGAGCCCGTAAGAGGCTATAGAGTCGCTGTCAGAGGTACTGTAGGTGCTGGCATAACTTGTACCATACTTGTAGATAAGGCTGTTGCGGATACGAGCAATCTGAGTCTGAGACTGGATACTGCTAGGTGTGGCATATGAGCCATCTAGATTAACAAAGCCATTGGCTGCAAGGTAATTAGATCGATGATCTGCATCGTCATAATAGACCAAGCCTGTAGGGGACTCATAGATCTGCCCTAATGCGCTAGTAGCAATCTGCTCGACAAGGCTACTGCTCTTGGTTACAGCCGATGCTGCAAGTGCGCTCATGGTGTAAAAGCCTGTGTCCACTTCACCGATGTAGGTCTCTGCATCTGCCCATGTAACTGTTGCTGGATAGGTTGCCCATGTCGTTGTCGGGGTTACCTGATCCCATGGAAGGGAAAGAGCTGCACCTAAGATCTCTGCGATCTGTGCGCCATCTAAACCTTCTGCAAGTGCTGTGTTGTAGATAGCCTTGGTTAGTTTGGCAAGTGCGCCGATACCTAAGATTGTGCCTGTGGTGATGAAGCCTGATTCCTCTGGAGATCTAACCCCGATGCTAAAGTCTGATACTTCTCCAGCAAAGACTGGGATATAAGTATCGTTTGAGTCTTTAAGCTCTAAAGAAATTGGCTCTGTGACATTGATGGTGAACTCTGCCCCAGTAGTGTTAATGATCTCTACTCGGCAGTAACCTGCTGTGCATTGGCGATCAATGTCCAAGCGACCGGTGGCATAGGAAACAGAGGTGACAGTCGTATAGACATCATCCCCTACTGTCACTCGCCACTCTGGAAGCCATGTCATCCGATATTCAACAATCCGCTCGTTAGTGTGCCACGAGAGTTAGCCTCGCGTAATAGATTCTCAATAGCCTCAGCAATAGCGTTAGGGTCTCCCACGCCTGTATTCACTGTGATGTTGATGTCTCTGTCAAAGGCTCCGATGCCACCGCCTACGCTGCCGTTACCAGTAGGTAGGAACGATGCAGCCTCAGCAGTCTGGAAAGACTGGAAACCATAAGCTGCATTAGCCAAAGCATTAGTAGTCAAAGCTGCCATACCAGCGGCATTGTTACCTTCTAGTAATGATGCAATTGCGTTAGCTCTTGCTGTTGCTGCATCTGCATATTCTAGGATTGCATCGATGTCAGAGCCAGCAGCGATGTGTTCGATGACCTGCCCTGTGATTCCTTCTTCATCAATACCTCGACCAGCAGCGGCTAAAGCAGCAGCGGCAGCAGCAGCTTCTTCTGCTAATTTCTTCTTGAAAAAATCTGCTAGAGCTTCTTCTTGTGCTAGTTGCGCTGCGCTCTTTCCACCGCTTAAACCACCAGATGTACCACCAGCTTTACCACCAGATGTACCACCAGCTTTACCACCTGCTGTGAGGTCAGGTAATGCAGCCTTACCCAATAGCGCAAGCATCTCTCTAATCTTAGCCAGAGCATCATCTAGATTCTTTTGATTAACTAGATCCTTAGGTACTAAACCAGCAAGGATCGACTGGATGGAAGCCATCTGTAGGCTTTGACCAGTAAGAGTGTTGAGGATCTTTAGGTCTGCATTAAGTTTAGTTGTTGCAGATGCGATGGCTGCTTCATCCTTAGAAGCGATTGCATCTTCTAGGGCAAGGATTGACTTCTTTACATTTAGGCGAGCAGTGTCGTTGGCGATCTGTAGAAGCTGTGAGCCAGTAGTTGCCTTGCCTAGTTGCTCTGCCTGATTAGTAAGAGCTGCTGCGTTCTGGATCTTGTCCATGTCAAAGACATCTGTACCCTTGTTAAGCAAGATGTTAGCCTTGTCGATTGCAGCCTGTAACTTCTTATCCTTAAGGATCTTTGCTTGAGCTGCCGCTTGCTCTTTAGTGAGCTTTGTGATCTGCGTCTGATTCTTTTTAGTGATGGCATCTGCTCTTTGAGTATCCTGTGAGGACACAGTCATAGAGATGTTGCCAAACCCCTTACCATCACCGAATAAGCCGCCAGATGGTGCGAAGAAGCTAGGATTCCTAAAGATGTCCTTGGTGATTTTAATAAACTCGCCGGTCTCGCGAGTAAAGTTAGCGATTGATTGCGCTGCCTTGTCAATTTTAGTTACTAGGTCATCAACAGATGATGAGTTAGTAATAGTGACAAAGGCATCGACTAGACCCTTACCGATTGTCTCCTTGGCATTGTTACCTGCCACAGTTAATCGGGCAAGTGAACCTGCATAAGTGTCTGCGGCTGTTGCTGCTTGTCCAGCGAATAGAACATTAAGGCGATCTTGGATTTCAGCAAAGGATGATGTCTCAAGCTCTGCCTTTGATAGTCCTACACCTAAGCGACCAAGCGCCTGAGTCTGCCCTAGATAAGCCTTCTGGAGCGATTGGCTCACCTGAGTCAAACTCTTACCTGTGCCCGCGCTAATGTCTAGAGCAAGTCCGAGTAATTCCTGAGACTTGGTAACATCGCCTGTTGCTCGTAATAAGCGATCCATGGCAGGGCGTAGCTCATCGTCAAGCACACCTGTCTGCATCTCAAGGCGAGAAATAAATCCATTAACTGTTCCAGCGTTTGCGCCGTATGCCAGACCTAGATTCTTAAGAGTCTGTCCTAATGAGGCTGCTGCCTTCTCATCTTCTGCGAAAGCCTTAACAGATGCCTTTGCATAGGACATAATCTTCTGTGCGCTATAAACAGCCAGCAAGCCTTTAGCAAGACCTTTGACATTTTTAGTAAGCTTGTCGGTTGATGTTGTTGCTTCCTTAAATGCCTTTTTACCCTTGAACTCGGCGGCGATGTTAATGTTTACATTACTCATGCGGCTCTCCTAACATCTACCATGGCGGTTCTCTTATTAAACTTGGTTGTGGTGTTTTCAATTGCCTTGAACACGGAAGCGTTAGCTCTACCTTGGGTCTTAGCCCATGCTCTAAAGATTAAGCGACCCATCATGCGATGATCGCCTTTACGGACTGGACCATAGAGCTGACCAAGATTAGATATAAATTGATTACCAGCATAAGGGTTATTGGATCGAGAGACACCTTTAGATGCTCCACCTGCTTTAGGACCCACCCAATCCTGACCTTGCCCATTCTTGCGACCAGCAGTCTCATAGATTGCACCGATCATAGATTTATTTTGGATGCGAATGTTGTTCACAAACCCAGCGCGATTAGGCTTTGATGGTGTTGTCTTATACATAATGCCCTTACGGATCTCCAGAGCATTGTATTTAGGAAACTTACCTTTAGGGTTTTGTGTCTCACTCCATCCACTCATAGGTGGTGCAGTTGGAACATAAGAGCGAGCCTCATTAACAATAGGCTTAAGGATCGCTCCCAATTCTTTTGTCAATTCTTTAGCAAGATCTGGAGCATACTTATTGAGGGCTTTCTTAAGAGCGATTGCGCCTACGACCTCTGTTGGCATCGCTCACCTCTTTCGCTTCATCCTTGAGCCCTTGCACTAATGCATCGAGCATTGTCTTATCTAATTCCAGTAAGTGCTGTGGCGCGATCCCTAACCTAATGCTTAGCCTAGCAATTAGGTAGGTGAACGGAAGATCGCGCTTTAAGCTAAAGGGTCAGAGTCTAGAACCTCGACACTCTTGAGTGTCTCGATAAACTCCATCCCGAAAGGCTTAACAGATTCACCTGATCTGCGAATAACTTCATGAGCCAAAAGGTAGACATGGCTCTGCTGCTCTAAATCTCTGAACGCCTTATGAAACCCCATCTTTGTATGCTGTTCAAAAAAATATTCTACAGCAGGTGTGATTTCGCCCTCGATAACGCTTCCATCTTGTCGAACGATTTTTAGCTTTGCCATGTCTAGCCCCTTTGTTAGTTAATTATGCTGTTGCTATTGCGATTGTGCCGTTTACATTCCATGTCACTGATTGAGTGCTTAGGTCTGCTACTGAGCCATTGATGTCTGTTGTGTTGTTTACTAGGCATGTCATTGTGTAACTTGGGTTAGTCGCTGAGACTGCCAAGCTTGACTGCTTGATAACTACTGGTACAGATGTTCCCCATGCAGCCTGTAGAGTCTGTAGGACTTCACTTGTAGCTGTGTCATTGAGGAAATCGATTGTGATTGATGACGCTTCTAGACCCTTAACGAACTTGTGACCTGAGTCACCCATCGCTGTTACTTCTAGCTCATCGAATGTGCGGTTGATTGTAATGCTTGTTACATGGTCGCTTAGATCGACTGAGTTCACAGTGACCGAAACTCCGTTGTTTAGAAATACAGCCATGGATTATTCCTCGTCTTTCTTAGTTACTGGCTTAGGTGTTGGTGCTGACTTGCTAACCTGTCCGATCTTGATCAGAAAGGCTTCGTTCTCTTTTTCCCAATCGGACATAATTAACTCCAACTCGTTAGGATTGATACGGACATCTCACAGCTAAGCAAGTCTCCGCTTGCCGCGTTGAGAACGCTAGGTGCGCTGATTGCGCTTACATTATAGACCAGAGATGAAGCAGCCAGCAGTGCGAACACGCTTACTACTGTGTCCTCTATGCCGTTGAGGTTTCCCTCATTGTCAAAGAGTGGGACAGTCATCACAATCTTAAAGTTAGCCATTGGGCTAATTGAAATCTGGCTATTGTTGTTAGGTGTGAGATAGGGGTCATCTGGACTGACAATCACGCTGTTAGCCAATACAGTGCTGGGCGGAAATGCAAAAGTCTGCCACTTAGCGTTATTGACTAGGGCAGTCGCTAAAGTGGTGCGGAGTGTGGTGATGGCAACAGGTGGCATTATCCAACCATCGATGTAGGTGCTAGCGCGTGAGCGATCAATCCTCGCACCTTAGCGAGAAGCTGTGCGCTCATTCGATAAGGGCTTGGCTGGAAATCGACAAGGTTACTGCCTGAAAGGGTGGCTGTACGCGCTTGCCAGATCTCAACAGATACCATCAAAGCTGCTTGCTGCACTGCTGTGTCTAATGCCCAATCTACATAAGTATCTGCTGAGACTGTGCCAAAAGGTTGTACTGGATGCTCTACTGCTGGAGTGTTGTTGTTGCCTGTAATGTTATAAGTGATGTTGTAATCGCCTACTCCAGTGAGAGTCTTTGATCCATTGTGCTTAGATCCGTTGCCTGTAATGTTCACAGTCTGACCTACATAAAAGACCTTTTCAACTTTGTCCTCAAAGTAAAGAGTACCTGTGTGAGCTGTGTTGCTGTGTGCGATGTTGAAATAAGAGTTAGTCCATAGCATTGGAAGTAGGACTGCATCTGTAGCGTCACACACTTCCTGAAGGGTCGCGTCACTATACAAAGTGCCTACACCTAAGGTGGAGCGTAACTCTGCAACTGTTGTAAGTGCCATGATTTCCTTTCTAAAGACTCTAGGGAGTCAGAGGGCTACTGACCCCCTAGAGCGTACTTAGTTACAGCTTACGGAGCTGTGTAGTTGAAGCGGCGAACACCCTTACCTGACTTAGCAACATAAATTGCTAGGTATCCGTAAAGGTTGATCTCGATCTCGCCTGAAGTCAAAACATTAACACGAAGTTGTGTAGTTGGTGACTCCCATGTGTAGACAGATGATGGAGCAACAAGGAACGCTGACTCATCGATAACACCTGAAGTTGTGATGTTGTGATCTACGATTAGATCAGTACCAAGGATTCCACCACGAACAGATGTTGCATTTGCTACGCCTGATGCGTTGTATGTTGCACCTTGTGCGGAATACAGGGCTCGTCCAGTGGTATCGGCGTATCCTGAAATTGCCGCCCATTGGTCGGTGCTTGCTACAAGCTTGTTAGCGAAATCTCCGCCAGTACCCTTGTAAGCTGCTGCGCCTTCTACAGAGATGAAGCTCTGAAGTCCTGCTGCTGTTGCTGCTACGCCAGTTGCCTGTGTACCAGATGCAGTGAACGCTGCAATAAGAGCCTTGTCTGTTGCTGACTCGTATGCCTTACGAAGCTCAGTCATCATCAATTCCATGAACGCTGGAGATGAACGATCTACAAGCTCAAATGATACGCGCTGTAGTCCTGAGAACTTGTTCACTGTTACTGTGTCGTAAGCAGATGTCATTCCTGTCTCAGATGGTGCTGAACCTTCGTTTGTGTCTGCAACTGTTGGAGCAGTATCAGCTGAAGATGCGTTTGTGTACAAGCGAGGAACAGTGAAGCTCATGCCTGACTCAGTTAGAGCTGCGCGTGTCACTGCATCGAACGCTGGGCGTCCTGTGAATGTATCTGTAATAAAAGTATTTAGGTGTGGTGCAAGTGTAAGACCTGTATTTGTTGAAGTCGAATCAT